AAGTTCCATCATCTGCTTGAGAGACAAGTGTTCTTTGGTTAGACTTAAAATTTATAGCCTGAAACTCTGTTAAAGGTAATGACCCACTCATACTAGTACAGGTCTCCCTTTATCTGTTACTGCTTGATTTATGATATTCACTATAGTCCCTCTTTCATTTGTAAGTAATGATCTAAAACCTCTAGTGTCTACAGCATTAATTGTAAAGTTCACATTTACTGAACCGCCCATAGTTCCAAGTTTATTATTTGGTGTAACTTGCATATCTTTTCTTGGCATAATTAATTCAGGTCCAGCTTCTCCTACTATTGCTGGTTGATTTGCTCTTGCTATACCACCTTTTTCAAAACCTTTAATTTTATTTACTAAACCCATACCAAACTTAATAGCTAAACCTGTAGCCGCAATATTAAATGGAAAAGGAATACTTGAAAAAGTTTTTAATGCACCCTCATAAACACTTCGTAAGGCTTTTCTAATTGTAGACATAAGCATCATAGACTCCGATTTCGCCATAGCTGATTTAACTGCTGAACCTATCAAAGCATCAACTAAAGTTCTCACAATCGTTCTACCTAAATCAGAAATATTTAGTTTTCCTGTCATAACAAAATCAGTAAGAGCATTTTTTACAGCTCTAGCACTATCCTCTCCAGCTTTTTTAAATCTATCAAATGCTGTTATTGAATCATTAGTGAAAGATTTAAAACCTGTTTTAAAACCCTCAAACATATTGTTTTTTAATTTTATTTGTTCTTTAATTGCTTCGTTTTCTTCGTTTGTTAAACCGATTATACCCTCATCATCTAATCTTTCATTATTTAAGGCTTTAAACACATTTGCCATTTGTTCTAATTCTCTTAAGTTTAAATTTTCTTTTATTTCTTTTAGTTGTGCATTTGTAAGACCGATAATTCCCTCATCTGTTTTTTCTCTTTGTTGTAAAGTTTTAAAAACCGCTACAATTTTTTCTAAATTTTCTACATTTTTTGTTTCGGCAATATTTCTATTAAGTTCTTTTATTTGTTCATTCGTTAAACCAATAATCTCTTCAGCTTCATCAAACTGCTGATTTAAAATTTTGTAAACATTTGCCGCTTTTTGTGCTTCTTCTAATCTAAATGCCTTAACAAATTTTTTAATTTGTTCTAAAGAAAGACCAATTTGTTCATCTAATTCATGTAATACAAAATTTGTTTCTTTTGTCTTTTCTTTAAATTTATTTTGATTTTCCGAAGCTAATTTTAATTGTAATGAAAGAGATTTTATTTCTTCTTGTAATTGCTCTATTGATTTACCTGACTCAGGTACTTCAGGGCCTGATAATAGTGTTTTAAAATTTTTAAGTCCTGTATTTAATCTAAATTGGATTGCTTCATCTAATTTATTTATTTCAAATTTTAATTGTGAAATAGATTTCCTTGAATTTTCTGTCTCAAATGTTCCGTCAGATAATTCTTTTTTAAAATCTTTAAATTTATTTATTAGTAATCCAAAGGTGGTTACAAATAATCCAACTGATGCAAAAATAATATTTTTTTTAGTGGCAAGATTAAAACCTGTCATAGCTATAGTTAATCCTTTTAATTGCATAGCCATATTAAAAAAAACTGACGCAACTTTTAAAGCTATAATACCAGATAAGACCTCAAAGAAAGTATCTGCATTATCTTTTATAAACTTAAATGCATTTGCTGTTCCTTTAACTGCCCTAGCTAAAGTTTGTCCTATTTTTTTCGCAAACTCATCAAGTCCTTTTGTATTATCTCCTAAAAAAGTGTCTAAATCTTTGAATTGTTTTTTAAGTTCAGGAAAAAAACCAGCTTTTAAAATTTCTCTTTTAAAATTAAAAAATTTATCTCCTATCATTGAGAGAGTTCCCTCAAATGTATTTGCTAATTCATCAGTTGCTTGACCAAATTCTCCACCTTTTCCAAATACTCTATCAAATGCTTTTACTGTATCTTCAATAGAAACAGTTGCACCAGCTTTGAAGCCAAGCATATTCCTAACACCTTTTTCTCTAAATAAGTCAGCCGCACCTATACCAGCACTAAATGATCGTTGTATTTGTTCAGCCGCAGTTCTAAAATCTAAACCTGTGGTTGCGGCTACATTACCTGTTATCTCCAACATCTTTTGAAGATCATCAGCATTATCAGTAACAGTAGCTAATATCCCTGAACCAGCTTGTATTTCTTCTAGTGAAAATGGAACTTGAGATGCAAACTTTGTCATATTTTCAAAGGCTTTTGCACCCTCTTCAGCATTTTTAAGTAAAAATTTAAATCTAACTTCTAAGTTTTCTAATTCTTTACCTGTATTAACAAGATTTCTAATTACTAAACCAGCACCAAGACCAGCTAAAGCATTACGAACATTAAATACTGACGATTTTAATTTATCAAGGCTACCTCTTACTGTGTTTAAGGCTCTTTTAGATTTGTCCTTAGCAACAATATCAATATTTACTTTTTTTGTAGCCATTATCTTTTGTTCATTCTTTGCTCTTGTTCAGCTTTTTCATGTTGTATTTGAAAATATGCTAACCACATATTAAACTCTGAAACAGGCATTTGCAATATGTCTCTTACGGACATATGAAGTCTCTCGCCTAGAGCAAGAACATTATGAAAGTCAGGGTCAGAAACTATTTTTTTTTAACGTCAGAAATATTATCTTGAGCCATTATCTCAGTAGCAACTCTTGAGATAACATCAGTATCAGCTTTCATTTTAAATTTAGGCTTATGAGATAAGTCAAACATCTTATCGCCACTTTTGGTTTCTGCTTTTTGAATAATTACATCAACCAATACTCCTAAATCTGTCTCGCTAACACCTTTTAATAATTTGGCTTTTTCATTCATGGTAAAAGGACTAACATACATAGCTTTATCGCCCTCTAATCCCCATTCAGGAACTTCTATTATTTTTATTTCAAGAGACTCAAAATGGTTTTTGACTCCCTCAAAAAAATCTATTTTATCAGCCACAAATTATTATACTGTTGCCTCAGATACTCCACCTGTAAATTGAAAAGTAAGAGTTCTGCTAATTATTCCGTCCATAGTAACACCAACATCTCCACCTGTAACAATAGCTGTTCCTGTGAAATATTTGTCTCCACTATCTGCACCCTCTGGGTATAGTTCTAGTGTAGCACTTGTTCCTAAGTTAGCGGCCTCTTGAGCAGTATCAGTTTCGTCAAAATGACATTCAACTGTTGCTGTTGCGTCTCCTCTTAATGCTTTGTAACTTTTCATTGAGTCTGACAATGCTGTATCTTCAACTGTGTCTTGAGTTTGGTTTAAAGTAAATGAAGTTACTTCTCCTACTGTGTTTGACCCAATTTTTACAACACCATTTAATCCTGTATGCGTTGCCATAATTTTACTCCTCTATTATGTTTGTTTCCTCTTCTTTTAAATCATTTTTCGGAAGAGGTCTATCTTCTTTTTTATCTTTCTTAAAACCTTTTGCAAGATAATTTTCAAGCTGGTCATCAAAGATTTCCATCTCGTTTTCTCCATCAGGAAAGTATATTTTTATTCTTTTAGCCATTATGAAGTCCCCCTAACAAATTCATATAAAACTCTTACCACAATTCTCACTCCACCATAAGGAAATAATACTCCCTCATCAGAACTAGCCTCAACTACTTGGGTGCTAAGAGCATTACCATTTCTTGTTATGTCATTATCTAAAGTTTCTTCTACAACTTCTATAAGTTGATTGCGAAGAGTATCAATATTTGAGTCAGTTCCTTTTACAAAACCAACTACAAGAAAGTCTATAGTCCCTTGTCTTTTACCTGAACCCACATCTCCTATAGAAAAAAAGTCTCTAGTTTCGTCCCCTGTTTGTATATATGCGGCTGGAAACTGAGCCTGAGATAACTCCTCAGGTTCAAATGGTTCTCTTTTTATGAGCTTAAACTCAATAGGACTAGATACTGCATCTAGCTTTGTAATAATATCTCCAGCAATATCTTCTCGTTTACTCATAGTTTTATTGACCTAAAAAATATATCTCTTATCTTATCTTCATCTGTTCGTCCAATAGCAAAAAATGGTCTAGCTTCCATAAACCTTGTTCCTGTTTCATGGAAAAAAGCCTTTTTGTTTTCTTCTTGTCTCCTAAAAAATAATGTTCCTTTTGATTTAGTTATTTTAGTTGTCAAAGTCCTAAACATTCTACCTGTATCTGTTAAATCTACATGACCTACTTGTCTGCCTTTTCTAAGCCTAGATTTTTTTGTAGATTTTTTATATGGTCTCAATCTGCCGCCATCAGGCAACTGACCTTTTTGTGTCTTATCAGTTATACGCATTATACCAAACTGTGAGGCTTTTGCTAAAGCCATTTGTATTTGATTTGGAATTTTTTGCTTAGTTCTTTCTAAATATTTGACAATATCTACAGTATTAGCAGTAATCTTTATATCTGCTACCATTATCTAACAAGTCTAAGAGTATGTATTGGTTCTTTTTCACTAGCTTGGATAGTTCCACTACTATCTTCATCATATTCAACACCATCTCTTAATACTGCTTGAAACTCCTCGTTATATCTATTCTTGTAATAATCCATTTGTACTTGAAAACTATCTTTACCCTCGCCTGTATCTGGGTCTCTAAATTTAGATAGCATTGGAAAAATATAATCAGCTAAAGCCTTATAACAAACTGATCTTCTCCATTGGCTGGGTGTAAGTTTACTATTTATTAATTCTAAGGAAGTAACCTTAGTTATATCTTTATATCTAACTGTGTGTCTGTATCGTTCCCACCATTCTTCTCTTACTTGTCTAATAACATCATCTTCTGCGTGTTGTAATTGTGTATCAAAACTAGCAATACCAAAACCAGCTATATCAGGCTGATATTCCTGAACATGAGATAATGCTACACTAAATACTGAAGTTGCCATTATTTAGACTTCTTTTTCTTTGGTGCTTTCTTTTTGATTTTATCTAAGAAACTCTTTTCTTCTACAAGACTATAACCTCTATTAGTCCATGTATCTTTGTTTTTGTCATAATCATCTTTTGTTCTTTCAATGATTTTATCGCCTTTTTTTAATTTAATCATACTCATAAGACCACCATATTTTAAAAAGGGGTGGATTACCACCCCTAGTTTATAAAGATTAGTTAATTACTGATTCGTTGAGCATTTCAACACCATAAGAGTCATGGATTTCTCCAACTCCATATACTGCTGTTGCCACAATTTCGTCTGCTCTCAAAGAAGCATCTCTTTGGCTTTCAATCTTTAGGTCTTGCATCATAGCTAGAGCTAAAGCATCTTGAGAGAAAACAGCACCTTTACAGTTATCTGTATCAGTTGTTCCATCTACATTTGAGGACTCAAAGATTTGAACCCCAGCAATAGTTCCAATAAAGCCTGTTCTCATAGCCTCGTTCTGTAAGTCTCCAGCATTAGGATTTACAAAAGTATTTGTTAAAGATTTTTTAACATTGTAAATTACCTTAGGGTTGAACACTCCATAGTAAGGCATAGGAACATTAGCTTGTCTTAATGTTGCTACTGCTTTGAAAATGTTATCAATAGTTAGTTCTGTTCCAGCACCACCAATACTTGTAGAAAAACCATCAAACAAACCAATTAAATCTTGATCCATTTTTTTAGCGATTGCTTCTCCAAATAATCTACCAATGTCTCCAGCAACATTTCTTGGTGCTGAATTTCTTGCTAAATCTGTTAGTGTTGTCATAACACCTTTTTCAGTAGCAGTTATTGTTACTGAACTTGGATTTACTGCTGTGTTAGTTAAGTCTGTTGCTTCGTTTACAGCCGCCGCACTTACTGCTGAATAAATCGGTACTTCTACAGATTTACCACCACCAGCGATTGTATAATTACGCACTAGACCACGCATGATTGATTGCTCTTGAGCAACAAACAATGCTTCCGCTACAATCTCGGTATATAGTTCCGATACTGTGCTACTTGTCGTTTCGTTAGCCATAATAATCTCCTATTAGCTTCGTGTTAAATCAATGACAATATTCTTATCTCTTTCCCTTTTATATTCAGCATATTGCTTTCTATCTTCAGGCTTTGTCATATCTAGGTCAGCAATATTAAAAGGTTTTGCGTCTACCTTGCCAAGATTTGCCTTGCTTCCTGACCCTGATGGGGTAGCTGTTTGGAAGTGAGGATTATCTGTAATGAATTCCTTTACATATTCGTCAATACTTTTCAGGTCTCCGTCTTTGTTATACATTGGCTGATTATTTTCTGCAAGTATTTCTACTTTGCCATCTTCAGTTAATTTTACATTACTTTTTAATAAATCTTTTACCTGTTCAGGATTTATTGCTGAGTTCTTTGAAGCCGCATTTAATAATGCACCATCAACTTTTACTTTTTCAATTTCAGACCGTAAACCAGCAATCTCTTTATTAGACTTTTCAGCTTGTTCTTTTAAAATCTTTTCAAACTCGCCTCTGGCTTTTTGTTCTTCTATTTGTTTATTTTCTTTTTCTTCTAAAAGTTTTTTTGCCTCTTCAGGGTCAATACCTGAATATTTTTTTTCATATTTCCTTGTTACTGTATCAATTCTTTTTTGAATGAGGTTCTCTAAATCCTTTTGTTTTAGATTGTATACTTTTTCCTCATCAACTTTAGGTTCAACAGTGTCATCAACTTTAGTTTCTACAGGTTGTTGTTCCTGTTCCGTTTTTTGCTCGTCAGCCATAATTAGTCTCCTTTTTGCTTAAGATTTATATTATTTATCTTCTTCTTCAAGAAAATTATCATTCCCCTCTTTTTCTACAAGATCAGGTATTTTTAAAAATAAACCCTCTAAAATCCAACCTATGTCTCTTTCTTCATTTTCAGGGACAAGCCTAGATAATTCTTTTATTCTGAGATAATCCTTTACTGTTAGATCATCTTTTTGAAATAATTTAAAAGCCTCTTCAAATTCCTTTGACATTTACATTCTCCTTAAAAAATTTAATCCATTCTGGGTCAACCAAATCTTTTCTATCCATATGGAACAAAGCAAAGTTTTCACAAAACCACTCTTGTGAGTTTGAGTCTCCATATCTTGTTGCTGAAGTTCTCATACTTTTTGTAATTTGAACTAATTTTTTTTCAATCTCAGGTCTATTATATCCCTTAAAAGTGTTTACAAACTTTTGTTGATGAATACTATGAGCAAATTCATGGTAAAATGTTGCCCTCAATTTATCAAGAGGGTCATCAAAATAATCATCAGCAGTATATGGTCTTTTATTTTTATCATCTCCAAACTTCCATTTGCTAGATGTAGATTTTTTAGAGTCTAATCTCATATATTTAATATTTAACCCTAAAACACCATCTCCCATATTAGCCATAACTCTAGTCCCTGATACTTTTTTAATACCTCGTAATGGTTGCACATCATATTTTTTTGCTAAATCATCTAACTCTTCAATTAATAAATTAATTGCGGCATAATCCTTATTAGAATATTCAAATGTTGTTTTTGAGCCAAATCTAGTTCTTGTTTCTTTTTTGCTTATTTGTGTCTTTCCATAATCTGTAACTCTTCTTGCTCTAAATCTTCTTGCTGGTTCTTTTGTAATTGGATTAATTACATATCTTTTATCACTAGCATTTTTTGTAAATGTATCGTCTAACTTAGCAACTAAAGTTGTAAATCCTATTCCTTGTAATTGATTTGCTTTTATTCTTCCTGTTTGTCTTGGAATAGTAGGAACTTGTATAGTTGTATCTTGAGGTTCTTCAGCATCAAAAAACTCATCAGCAACAGGCAACCAAGTATGTCTGCATCTATATCCACCTCTAACAGTAAATGGGTCTCCCTCAGATTTACCTGTCCAAGAACCTGACCAAATACTTCTAATTTCTTCTTCAGTATAAATTTTATTCAAATGATCTCTACAATGTTTTCTTGAGTCTGTTACTAAAGTCCCTGTATATTTAAA